TGTCTATCTTATCCTGTAAAAGCTCCTCTAACTCCTCGTTCTTTTCCTTTTGAAGTTGTGAGTCTAATAATGTTTGCTTCGACTTTTCGAGATAATCATACGCCTTTCTCTCGGCGGGTGCTATTGGGAAATGAGACACTCGCTGTCTTTCCTCCAACACTTTCACTTCTTTGGAAAGTCTGTCTATCTTGACCAAATGTTCCTGCTCTTCTTTAGCCCAGAATTGTCTTTGCTCTGCCATAGTCAAATCGAACTTGGCCTTAGTTTCACCAAGCTCTTTTTGAGCCTTGACTATCTCTTCCCTTAAAATCTCAATACGGGCGACATCCCTCGCCACTTCCGACTGTTTCTTTGCGTCGTTTTCGGGAGGCGAGAATAATTTTATCATAGTATAGCGGCAGAATGGTCTATAAGCCCTGCAAATTCAGTAGGCGCTACTTTGACCGACTCGATGGGTTTAACGTCCTCCTGCGAGCGTTTAATGTCAGCCTCGACCTGTTCTCGTAGCCTTATGATGTCCAATTTAGCATCATTCCCTACTTTTGGCGACAATTCCTTGACTATGCGGTTTTCATACGTGAGACGGAAAGCCGGAACGCCCATCTTTCCTGCGCCATTGACTTGAATGAAAGACGGATTGGTCTCGCGTATCTTCATCAACTCTTTCGTCTGCTCTCCTTGAATCATCTGGTCAATCATCTTATTCACTGCATTGTAAGCAAGATACTGCGGAATCTCGATTGTCTCGTCTGCCTTCATCTCTATGTCCACTCCATTCCAACGGAAAGCAAATACATCGCCTGTTATATTCTTTACCGCATATCTTTTAGATGGGTCGAACATTCCCTGCTTCGCAATCCTGATGTCTTCAAACAATGATTTATTCATAGTTTTATTTTATCTCGTTTAATGAGATGTTATGTATAAATTGTAACACAAAAATCCCCGTAAGGGGATAGATGCGTAAATCTATTGGATTTAGGAAATCAACAAGCTGACTGGGCCATAAGAAGCAGAGATGCCTGTCTTCAAGTTGACGGCGACCTGGAAGTTAGCGGCTGAAGTCGTACCAGTGACAACGTCCATAGCGCCAGCGAGGTTGTTCGAAGGAGCGAGAGCCACGTTTATAGCAGGAGTGCTGTAAATGAGGGCATTTGCTACACCTTTGACCTGAACCCAGCCGTAATAGTTGGCCGCAAGGTTGTTCACTGCGAGACCGACTACGTTTGCTACCTGTGAAGACGGATTCTGAACGAGGCCAGTGTACTGCGGAGGTACAATATCTACCGTTGCCGAGGTCGTAATAGCGATTTGAACCGCATCTTCCAAGGTAAAAGTGATCGAAGTACCGCCTGAAGTGACTGCTGTGTTGGAAGCTATCTTGAGACTCTGACCTCCACCATTAGCACCAGCTGTGCTTATGACTTGGAAGTAGCCTCCTGTGAACTGACCGCTGACAATGGCCGTACCTGTAGAAATCGTCAAGGTTGTCGTGGTTGCGCCGACTGCGGCTGCAACTGCGGTAACACCAAGAAGATTGGATGACGGGGCGGCTGTTGCTTGAAGCGTTCCGATGACGAGGGCTGTTGCTCCTGCCTGTACGCAGCGGAACTCCCTGCCGTCTCCTGTGACAGCAAGCGCACCCAATGGAAGGGCAAACTGGCTGTAAGGAGCTGTGGTGGAAGTGTTCGCGATCTGTGCAAACAAGTCCATCGGATTTATGATGATGTTGTTTTTAAGTGTGCTCATGTTAAGTAATGTTAGTTGATAATAAGGTAATCCGTTGAAGTGCCGACTAAGCTGATAGCTGAAGCGGTAGTAGTCGAAAGGTTCAACAAAGATACGTCAAGGTATCCTGCTGAAGACGATGCGGCTGAACCAACCTCAACTACTGTTCTAGTGCTGGAAGCCAAGTCTACATAGACTGCATCCATACCCGTTGCCGATGGCGTAAAGTTTGGAACTGCACAAGATGCTTGGACTACCGTGTAGGCCGGAATAGCATCTGTACCACCGAACAAGTTACACGTTCCTGAAATAATCGGATTCAATGCAGTGCCTCCGTTGTTAGCGCCTATCTGGATAGGAAGATTGCTGACGTAGCCGCCATTATACTTGATGTAGGGGTCATAATTCTCTGCGAGCTTCGGCCCTACAGCACCAACAAGTGCCTGTTGAGTCGAAGTGTGGAACACGAAGTAGCCTATTACCACTCCAACCACGAGGGTGACTACTGCGATTCCTGAAACAATATATTTGTTCATGGGTTTTGTGTGTTAGTTAATAATTTGTTCCTATATGTCAAGGAACATTATTACACTATGCAGTAACCACACCCGTCAAGACCCCATGTCTCCTTGGGTTGTCCGTCAAGAGGTTACCACCGACGATGATGAACGAGTTGAAGGCAAAGGCGTTGTTCACCTTGATGAAGCCAGTCCAGTAGAAGCCGAGGTTAGAGACTTCGTTGTACGAGTTTCCTGTGAAGAACTTTGAGGCGACGTTAGCCTTGCGTGCACCCTCGAAGTGAGAGAGATCAGCGTCAAGAGCGTAGAATTCGATGAACTCATCATTCAACATGTACAAGTAGCCAGAAGTACACTTGCGGTCAGGGACGATTTCCATGCCAGCGTACATAAGTCCGCCGAAGCCCTCATAACCCTTGTAGTTCGGGATGATGTTGACTTGCTTGTAGATTCTCTCCTGCGGTTGCAAAAGGGTCTCATACAAAGCCCATGTCGGATAATCGGTGTAGATACGATTCGGGACTACGACTCCATCAGCGATAGCATTGAAGAGTGTGCGCATGACCGAAAGGGAAAGAGTCGTAGCCGTGGTGACTGTGGATGCCAATGTCGGATAGGTAGAGCGTGAAAGTCCACCGATCGTCGAGACGTTGTTTCCATTGTCGACGAGAGCAGCGAGACCCAAGAAGTTCTTGGAGTTGTTGCCTGTTCCGTCTCCGTATAGCTGCGAGCCGATAGCATCAGCGAGGTCTTGAGCGCGTGAAATCATTTCGATTTCCGTGAGGTCAAGGACTTTCTGAACGACGTTGTTAGCGGAAATATCAGTACCTGCCAATGCTACGTTAGCGGCATTGAAGCGAGGGTTGTACTTCATCAAGATGCGAGTATCTGTGAAGGAAGTAGGCAATTGGTCGAAACCAATGAAAGACTGGACGGCTGTGCCGACCTGGTATTTTATTGGGAAATCCTGCGTTGCCGCACGGAATTTCTTTGTCTTCGAAAGCATTTTGGTGGCGAAGACATTGCTTCGGAGCACCGTGTCAACAACCTGCTTGAATTGTTACTCCTCTTTCGAGGGGAGAAACCGCTTCGGATTTCTCTCTTACGATTTCTTTTCCCGTAAGTTCAGACTATTGCATCACCTTTCGGTGTAATCTCGCTTAGTCGTTGAAGGTGAAGTTTTCCTTTTTGGTTTATAGAACGAAGTTCAGACCATATCTTTTCTCTCTTACTTAATTCATCATCAGTAAGACGATAACCCTTAGCTTTTTTCCCTGCGTCTTTATAGTAGGAAATGAGCAAATCGGCATGTCTGTCTTTTATGACAAGAAAAGGTCTAATCTTTTTAAGACACTCGACTGCTTGTCGAGACACAATAGTCCATTGAAGAGTTTCAAGTCTTGGTGTGCTACCTTGATACCTTGAAACAGAACCTCCAAATAACAACTGCATTTTTCTTATTGCGTTATAGTGTCCAACATGGTTAGCCTGTCCAATGGATACAAAGGGTTGATAATGAATCCTATTGACTGTAAAGCGACTTTTAGTCCTCTTTAATGTAATAGTTCCTTCCCCGTCCATGAAACCAGCCGCCCATGCGTAATTTATATTGTTCATTACTACATGGTACACTATATCTATAAACTTTGCAAGGTACTTCTTCCTTGGCGTTGGCATTTCAGCGTTCGCCGTATATCAGAGATTATTTAATGTGCCCCAAGTTTTGTTAAAGGCACAATGTCCTCAAGTGTCAACGTGTCAACAGTTAAATTGTAAGCCACGTTATTATTTGTAATTAACTTATAAAACTAAATATCTAGCTTTTCATTCTCAATCTGTCTCTCCACCGTCCAGGATACCAAGTGTCTGAATCTTTAGACCCGACTTCGGTCTCTCCATCGGACTTGGAACTGGTTGCGGCTGTAGCTTGTGAGCGTGCTTTCTTCGACTGTAAGCCTTTGGAAGCCTGCTTCATCTCATAGATTTCCCATGCTCGGTCAAGGGGGAGCGGTTCGCCTGATAGATACTTTCCATCTTCTCCTACAGGAGAATACTGGTCGGCAATCGACAGGACTTCCTCTTCCTCTTCAGATGTGATGTCTCTTCCGATTGTCAAAGACAGGTCTTCCAACTTACGGTCGATATTCCGTTCATTGGCTTCTATCTCTGACTTTGATGTTGACTCTCGTCGGTCTACAGCTTCGTAGGCTTTCCTTTCGGCAAGCTCTTCGATCTGCCTTGACCTTTCGAGTTCTATCTCGATGATTTCTTTTGAAGTTTCGTTGTCTCCATAGAGCTTCTTGATGCGAGAAGCGATTGCCTCTTCATAAGGTTCACGCGAAACATCTCTCTGCGAGGAACGTTCACGCGATAGCTCTTCATAGCGACTCCTTGCTTCCTCTGCTTCTCTCTCGGCTGTTCTCGTACGCTCAATAGCGGTCTTCAACCTGGAATAAGGAACTTTTTGCTCTTCTACGACAGATTCAGGCTCTGAAGCGGCCTCTTCCTTTTTCTCTGCACTTTTAGCTTGCGGGGCTTCGGCTGTGGCTTTCTCCGAGGTGTCGGCCTTGTTGTCCACTTTGGTCTCAACAGGGTCTTCACCGAACGCGCGAGCATTTAATTGCTCGGTAGTAGCTTGTGACATGATTTGTACGGGGTGGATTTAGCTTTCGCTGGGAGCCGCCCGAGCAACCCATTAAAGTATTAAAACTACGGGGTTGTTTTTCAATTTCTTGGGATAACCGCCCTAGCGAAACCCATACCGACTAGATTCCTTTTTCCGTTTGCTTGTGTTCAGCGTGCTTTATTCTGCCAGTTTCCTCTGCACCTTCTGCTGACATTTTGAAGTGTTGCCCGACTTCCTCTTTGCTATCCCTTGCGGACATATCGTAATACTTGCCTTCCATCTTCTCTGGTTCTACCGACATCTTGTAAAAGCATTTGTTTGACATTGTGGTGTTTGTTAGTTAGTAATTATTTCTTCGACCTCTTTGCCGTAGCAGGTGCGACGGGAACAGACATAGTCTCCTTATCCGGTGGAGTATTAACATTCGTCATTTTCTTTGCCATTTTGTTTTTGGTTTTAGTCATGTCGTAATTATAAATTAACTGATAATAATGCGGTATTGGGATTACGCTGGCACGCATTACACTGGCACGCTTTGCAATAACTGTTTGCTTTGCGCTTCGACTGCTGGCGGGCTTTGAGGCGCAGGAGTTTGAGCGGAAGGAGTTTGAGCCGTTGGAGGACTGACCGCAGGGCCGCCCGTGCCAGGCTGTGCGCCTCCTATAGGCCCAGGGGCTTGCTGTGGCTGTGCAGGTTGCGCTATCTGAAACGTAGGCAAGTACATTTGAGGCTGTATCTGTCCTTTCTGCAACATCTGCCAAAGGATAAGGGATTGTGCCATGCCATCAGGGTCGGCCATGTCGAGACGCTTGTAAAAATTAACAGGGTCTATTGCATTCGCGCTCCACAAATCAACTGCCTCATTGCGTTGCGTCATCGGGTCTTTAGGAATGAGTGAACCCTCCTTGACCGTTATGTCCAATTCTTTGACTAGAGCGAAGTCAGTGTTGATGATTGAGACAAGAGCAGAGCCGTCTTGCATTCCAGCAGCCATGAAGTAATGAGGCTCTGTGAAGTGAACGAACATCAACTGCACCCAATAGTTATATACGCTGTCAGCACACTGTTCCAAGTATTCCGTGATGCCTCCGCCGATACGTGACGAGTCCATTTGATTGACCATTATCTTTCCGCGAACAGTGTCCTCGTTATCAATGCCTGAAGGAGACGAGCCTGAAATACCGAATATGTCTTCAAGCTCTTGCTCGCTGTCTTTCTGCTGTTGGAAGACTTGCGCAGGCATAGGAGGATTCTCAAGGCGCATGATCGCTTTAGACACGTCCTTTCCTGGCGTTCTGATACCACCGCCTTTACGCAAATGAGCGGCGGCACCAGACGCTTGAGCTTCGGTGAAGTCGGATGACATGACATAACCACCGTTCATGCCTTTTACATTCCTAGATATTTGCCTTGCACGCTCGTTCACCTCATCCTGTAGAGGGATGTTTTGAATGATTAAACCAGTCTCATCGTGAGGCTGTAGTCCTGTGGAGAAAATGGACAATCCGACATAGGGAGCAGTAGGCTCATCAAGGAGATTGATGCCTTCCTGTTCAGATACTTCCGAAAGCAAAGTGTTGCCGTCATCGTCTTTGACTTCTGGCTTGCCTTGGACATTCCAATTCCAATGTGGGTTCTTGAACTTGCCGAGCACTGTGTCGTCCATCGTATAGAAAACGTCTCGGCCCATATACCACCATTCCAAATATTCGATTTTAGTCCCCTCTTTGCCTTTAGACTTCAAGTCGATTTCCATGGACTTTTTAGGGAACATCTCTTTCAATTTAGAGGCTGTGTTCTTTTTCTTTTCGCACTGCCAATCGCCGGTGAAGCGGCCTGCCTCATCCCAATGTCCGTCCACATCACCCATCCACCTTTTAGGGTTGATGACTTCGGTGACTATCTGTTCTTTGATAGGGTCATAGCCGCACTTGATAATGCCTATGCGATAGATAATCCAATGACGGATGAGCTTCTTCAATAGCTTGCGGAGCTTCTGTCTGTCGGCTTCATGGATGAGAGCGGACTTAACGGAATGTGAAAGCTGCTCGCCTATGTCAGACGGGTCTGATGAGACAAGAGGGTCTGGGTTGGCACGAGTAGCGATAGGGATGAAAGTCTCGACGGCTTTGAATATCTTGTTGATAACAAGCGAATAGCCTTGAAAGCCCTCGTCATCGGCCTTTTGTCTGCCTATCCAGTATTCAAACGCCAATGTTTGTGAAGGCTCTATGTCACCATAGTATTTTCCATATCCGTCTTTCCATCCTTGAGTAAGCTCTATAATCTTCTTGTCGGAAAGGGTAGATGAAAACTCATCCTCTGCTAAAGGATTCGGGTCTTCGGAAACTCCACGGGCTTTGTTGATATTGGAAAAGACATCAAGAGCGCCAGTGATCGCCTTCCAGATACCAGCTCCACTTGGACTTGTAGAGTTTAATGCCATAGTTAGTTATTCTTGTCGGTTTGTGGAGATTTTAAATCAGAGCCTTTAGCTGGCTTGTCTATTTTCTTTGACTTCATCTTCTCCGCAATCTTTGAAACGATGCCTTTCTTCCCGACTCTGTCTTTCTTGTTTTTTGTGTCGCCGTACATATTAAAAATTGTATTAGTTGCTAATACTTAAATGATACTACGATAGAAAGTAAAGAGATATTGGGATTGTTTAATCCCAATGGCAACAGTTTGACAGGCTTGCTATTATAAATATATTAGAGTAATCTAATCAGCAGAGATAAGGCACCAAAAACCTTTTCAGGAGCTTCTCACAGAAATGTGGGACTCTGCTGAAAGGGTTTTACTGTAATAGGATGGCTCTTGAATAGAGTATTCTTTAGAAGTGTCTGAAAGCAAAACCTTTCTTTCTCTTCGAGAGTTGTTCTTTCTAGGGGACTTATCTTATTCCCCCACTTCTCTTTCGTTTAATGAGTTTACAATACAACCTCTTTGACATGCTTCACCAGCAAATCAGTGTCAGTCCATACTTCAAATCCACGCTTCCTGGCTTCAACGCAGAACCAATAGTCCTCGCCTAGAAAATCTGTGTAGGTAGAGTTCCATGCAATCTTGAACCACGGACAATTCCAATTATCGAATACTTTACGCTTGATGAGCATGAATGAAGTAGCCGCGCCTTCAACCTTTTGCAATCCTGTGTTATTCCTAGTCATTATCCTTTCAAAGCTCTCGTCTTCTTTGATAGTGAGAGTCGTGCAACATCCAGAAGCTATCATAGGCTGTCCCTTGTCATATCCATAGACTAGATTGTGCGTTGCAGTGATTATGTCTTTGTCATGGTCGAGCAAGGTCGGTAGAGCGTTTATGTCCGGTTCGATGTCAGAGTCTACGAACAACAGATATTCCTTATTTGACGACAGGAATGTTTGAACTGATTTGTTGCGGGCGTTGTCGATGAGGATAGCGGTCTCGATAGCGATAGAAGCGCCTTTGTCTTTCCAGTCGAAGAGAGCGGGGAGCAAGCCTATCTTGATTGATGAACGGGCAGGGATAGCTATTAAGATATTTGAATATGGTTTCATTAGAATATTGTTCTCGGATTAAAATGAGTAAGGTTGTTGTCATCCACTTCCATTCCTCTCTGCGCCCATTCGTCGTTTCCTTTAGGGTCTACGAAGCTGACCTTGTCGTCCATGAAGTAGCCCATGCCGACACGCCAGAAGACTTGAGCGAACGGCCAATCCGACCTCTGTCCTGGCGTCTTTTCCCATTGATACTTCTTGTCGCCTTTGTCATCCACTTCCTCTACGCGCCTCATCCTTTCCCATTCAATCCAATACTCGAACCAATCGTCTTTTGAGCCATAGATAGGCACGCGCCTTTCAGCCAGCTCATCCACGCAGAGCTGTAAGAGCTTGTTGCGGTCGATGTTCACGCTCTGGTCTTCCTCATTCCATTTAACCAGCTCGTCGTTCTTTCTGTCGTTGCGAAGGAAGCATGTGTACACTCGGTTAGGAAAATCTTCCTTGAGGGCTTTCGGGCCGGATATGTCTCCGCCGTTGTCTATCAACATAATCGCGTTAGGCCACTTCTTCATCAAGGCTCGTACCTCTGCGTAGCCGTTGCTCTTGCCATAGTAGAATAATCCGCTCTTGTTGCCCACGACATAGTTGATAGCGTTGCCTGTGTCCACTCCGATGATAGGCCGTGAATCCATCGGGTTGGCTCTGCTGGTCAAGTTGGCAAAGAATTGCGTAGCGAGCAGTTTAGAGCCTTTGGAGAGATAAGGCTGCCCTAGGACGTAATTGGCAAACTGAGCGTCTGTATATTCTTTCTTCTTGTCGAGTATCTCCTGTGCGCTTACTTTCGGATTCATCAATAAAGAAATCCAATAGCCTGATACAGGCCTACCTTGGAAGCGCGCCACCCATTTGGCTTTGCCATGATTGTAGCGTCTGCTTAATTCTCTCTTGCACTTCACACAGCCGAAATATGGCTTGTCGCCCATGATATTCTCCATCGTCAAATACTGCCAATGGCCACACTCACACTTATAAAAATAATGCTTTTGGTCTGACTTCTGCCACATGACATCCACTCCGTATCCTGGCGTCGATGGATTGGAGAAATACCATCGCCACTTGTAATCAGAGTGCTGTAGACGGGTAGAGTACTGCATGACTACCTCTTGCTTGCTTCGGTCTACCTCATCGGCTATGTAAAGGTCGGCTGGTATCATCAAAGCCGCTCTGTCAGTCCAAGTGCCGCGATAATAGATAACGCTATCGCCTACACGCTTCTGTTCTATTGAATCCTTGTCGGCAGTCCATTGTTGGAATACGGGATTGTTGGATATGAGACGATTGGTCTTTCCTGCTACGAACTCATGTATGTCTGAAGCAGCAGGAAGAGAATAGATTATGTCCAGTTTCTTATTCTTCGCCACCCAAAAGGCTTTTATGTTGGCCATCGTTGAAAATCCTACCTGTGCGGCCTTGAGGCAACAAAGCTCCGGTGTGAAGTCCCTGTAAATGTCTATGAGAAAAGGATGGTCATAGAAATCAAGCGGCTGTCCTTGATCGTTCTTTAATCCCTCCAAGAAGAATGTTATGTCTATCTCATTGAGGGGTTTCTGTTTTGTCTGGTTTGGCATTGAGAAGATTTTGACGTGTGAATTCAGTTGCCATTGCTATGGCTTGGTCAGTGAGAGGAGTTGTTATCTTTTCTCCTTGAGTAGTAACGTCAGTCCCCTCTCTATAACCATGCTTTGTCAAAAGAACCTTTGCGATAGTTGGATTGTATTGTCCATTTAGCCCTTTATTCACTAGAGCATTTGCCTGTTTTGCAAGTAAATCTTCAATAAGGTCGGAAAACTCTTGATGTTCTTTACGCCATGAATAAATTGTGTCTTTATTTAACTTGAGTTTTAAAGCCAAACCCTCGATAGTCGGAATGTTTACATTGAATACAAGTTTAATGTTTTCATCTGTTCCTACATTATCATAAGTATCATTACAGGCGTCTATGTAAGATTGAGTGTCCTTGAGTATTTGTTCATCATATTTAGTAGGTCGAGCCATAAACTTATTATACCACTACATCATATTCTTGTACATCAAATATATGGTCACCTTCTTTGTCTAATCCTATAGACTTAGCCATATATATTTTTTTAGGGAAAGTAATGGTATCTAATCCTTCAAATTCTTCTCCATACAATGTCAAAGAGTCTCTTGCGCCCCTCCATTGCATATTGGGAAACTTTTCTTTTAATTCCTTTGTATTTATCTGATGTTTAATCATCGCTTTAGGTGTTGAGGATATATCTTATAGAAAAGATTATCGTTTCCTTGAAGCACA